CGTATTGATCCTTGGACTATCTTTTTAGCTAATCCAAATGTTCTTAAACGAATTGAAAATTTCCATCTCTTGCGTGGTGATCTTGATATCAAGATCATGCTCAATGGTAATGGATTTTACTATGGGCGTGTTCTTGTTGATTATTCACCTTTGCCTGATTATCGTAGATTTGATCAATCTCCAACATTTGATCGAGAATATACGATTCAGGCTTCACAACGTCCTCATGTTTATCTTGATCCTAGTACATCTACTGGTGGTGAGATGATGGTTCCATTCTTTTTCCCGAAGAATTGGATCAATTTGACCACTGCTCAGTATGATCAATTGGGTAGATTGACATTGACGACACTTAATCCTCTTAAACAAGCAAACAGTGGTACTGGACAAGTTACCATTTCTGTATTTGCTAGTATGAAGAATGTTCAACTCACCATTCCAACAGTTAATCCTGTTGGTTCTATTACTCCACAAGGGGGTAGTGAATTTGTACATTCATCTTATGATGGTGATGAGGATACACCATTACATATTCCTTATGGTATTAAACCTGAGTCTGGAAAGACTAAGGCAAGTACTTCAAAAGGGAATAAGAATCAAGGGTCTTCCAAGCCTAGCGATGAATATGGTGATGGAATTATTTCCAAACCTGCTTCAATTATTGCGAAAGCCGCTGGTGCTATTACTAATGTACCAGTTATTGGAAAATATGCCCTTGCAAGTAAGTTTGCACTTGAGGGAATTGCTAATGTTGCGCGTATTTTTGGATATTCGCGACCACCCATTATTGACAATATAACTCCTGCCAAAATCCAGAGTGCTGGATATTTGGCTTATACTGACGCTGATGAGGTTGTTGCGAAATTATCGCTCGATTCTAAGCAAGAGCTTTCTATTGATCCTACAACTGTCGGTTTAGATGGTACAGATCAGATGGCTCTCTCTCATGTGTTACAAAAGGAGTCTCTTCTAACCACATTCGTGTGGGATGAAGATGCTCAGGAAGAAGATTTGCTTTATAATATGCACCTATCTCCAGCTTATTTTTATAGCGTTGGAGCTTGGGGCACAGCTACTGGCAAAGCTTCTTTCACACCTATGACCCACATCTCGCAATTATTTCGTTATTGGCGCGGTTCTATTACCGTGCGATTTCAGATTGTTGCGTCTCAGTTTCATAAAGGTCGCTTACGACTTACATATGATCCTACCACGACTAATGTGTTTTCAACTGAGAGTTATAACGTAGCGTATAACCGTATTGTTGATTTAGCTGAAGATCGTGATTTTGAGATGACTTTTAGATGGAGTCAAGATGAGGGTTGGAAAGAGGTTCCGCAATTATTTAATGCTTCTTTTTCCAGTTTTTATTCCGATACTAATTCACTATTGCCTCGTATCAACGAGAGCAATGGTATGTTTCAAGTATCAGTTCTAAACAGATTAACTACACCGAATAGTGCTGTTGATGCACCTATTCAAATTAATGTTTTTGTTAGAGCTGGTGATGACTTTGAATTAGCCGGACCATCTAGTAACTACATTCGTAGTTATGCTTACAACACTCCTCTCGCCACTAATAATCGTGGTCAGAGAATCAAACCTCAATCAGGTGTTGAAGAGGATGTTGATTGTAATGAAGTAACAGATAATGGTGCTTCAGATGCATTAGTAAATTCCCCAGAGGTAGTTGACACTCTTAATGCTGTCGGTGGAGACAGGATTTTAGAGACAGATAATACCTTGTATGTTTTTATGGGTGAACGTATTGCTTCATTAAGGCAATTGATGAAACGCTATAATTGGCATGAATCAATTCCTATTACTGGTCAACAAACTACACTTACTTATACTAGGTGGCACTTGATGAATTTCCCACAACAAAGAGGATATGCTGCTAACTCCAATACATATGATGTTAATGGAGATCCATATAATTATAAGTTTATGACTTATTTTAATTATATTTTACCAGCATATGCCGGTTGGCGTGGTGGTATTCGTAGAAAATACCAAGTGGTTACACGTGATGCATCAGCATCTGCTGGTGTAATCCGACAATCTGGAGCGATTTTGCCATCCGCCCAGACTCAATCGAGTGAGATTATGGCTACGGGTTCGGTTTCACAACATCAACAACGTTACACTCGCACCGGCTTTGCAGCCGAGGGCGGTGGATACACTTGTGATGGTGCTGTCAATCCAACAGCAGAAATCGAACTCCCCTTTTATTCTCAGTATCGTTTTGGTCATACACATAATAGTGAGACTCAAACTACTGATACCCACAGACCTACTGCAGCCTTCCATACATTGGAAGTCTTGCAGGATGAACAAAACACTGGTAGCGCGGCTTATGCTGCGTATGTCAGATCTAGTGTTGCGGTTGGTGAGGATTTTAGTTGTTTCTGGTACCTTAATGTACCGACAATTTATTCTTACAACAACCCTAACGCTTCAACTTCTTAAATAACAAATTGGAATATACTATTATAATGTTTATATTGTAGATATTGTACACATCAAACTTTTGCAATGTAAACTAACAAATACCTTCGGGCGGCCCGAAGGTGCCACAATATGTGGTGGTACGTAAGTACATCGAC